CGTTTTTAAATTCCCAGCCCCACTGCTGAACTACGACCAGAGCCTGACCTATAACAACTACACAGAATCCCAACGAATCCTGTGGACCAACACCCTGAAACAGGACCTGGAGATAATAGGCCAAAAAGTGACACGGCACAATTTAAGTGGCGGAGCCTACGGAGACAACCTGACCCTGAGGCCGGATTATTCTCAGGTTGAAGCATTGCAGGCAAACAAACAAGAACAGGCAGCCTGGCTGAGTTTGGCCTGGTGGATCAAGGCAAACAGGAAGCAAGAGATCATGGGCGAGGAAGTGGATCCAGAGATGGACAAGTATATGATTCCGGCCGGATTGATAGGCTCCGACGAGATGGCACTCCCGGATCAGGATGAGGTCACCAAGCAGCTGCTCCGATTAGGAATCCCCATGAACGGATCATGAAAGAGAAAAAGGAAGGCAACCCCAGGAAGAAAAAAAAGGAGGGAGATCCCAGGGAGGATAAGATATACCTGAGTGGCATTTTTAGCGACAACAACTACGAGGCCAGAATAAGGAGGAAGCGGCGCCCAAAAACAAAATGATTTCATGGCATCAATTTTTAGTAAGCCACGACCTGGAATCGCGGAAAGCGGCTCCAGTATTCAGGCGGGCCTTGATCCGCCACATGGAGAAGATGCTCATGGCATCCGAGCAAAATGGCTTTGAAAATACCATCCAAGTAATCCAGAGGATAGGAGGCGCCGACATAGACCAAGCATTCCAGGAGGTATATGTGGAAGCGGGACTGGGACTCGCATTTGATGAATACGACGACCTGACAGATAAGAAAAGACGACGCCGGAGATTCATCATCCGACCCGACGGAACCAAGGAAGAGATATGGGAGAAATGGGCAGTATCACTAAAGCACATCGCCCTGGACGAAACCATCCCAGCGAGAGGATCCATCATGACCACCAGCCAGGAATTATTCAAAGAGATAGTGGACCAGGGAGTACAAGCCGGCCAAACCGTCGATCAGATAGCAGCAGCGGTAAGAAAAAAATTTAAAACCGTAGTACACTGGAGATCGATAATGATAGCCAGGACTGAATCACTGAGCGCCATGAATTATGGCTCCCAGGTTGGCGCCGATGAGACCGGCTTCAGTTACGAGAAAACATGGCTCACATTCCTGGATGGCAGGGAACGCCAGGCCCATGCCGAAGCCAACAACCAAAAAGTACTACAGCATGCACACTTCAATGTTGGAGGCGAAGCAATGCTATTTCCAGGCGATCCAAGTGCGAGCGCCGGCAACCGAATTAACTGCCGATGCAGGGTGATTAGAGAAATAATTTGATGAAATGTAAAAAACAAACTAACTTTATAAGCGATGCTACTCTTTAAGAATACCGATCACAAGGTAATGGACGTTGACGAAGAGCACCGGAAAGTGCTGATTTATGTAAACGCCTTCAACAACCTGGACCACGATGGCGACATCACTGAGCCGGGAGCATTCAAGAAAACAATCGCCGAGCGAGGACCGAAATCCAACAAGCCCCAGATAAAACACCTTCGGGACCACTGGGATCTAATCGGCAAGCCGGAAGAAATGACCGAGGACCATAAAGGCCTCCTGGTTTTATCGGTTTTGAGTAACTCCACAAAGGGCAAGGACACGATCGAGGATTACAAGCTGAACCTCCTTGAACATTCGATAGGATACGAGGTAGTCCGCAAACGAACCGAGCCACACCCAGATGATGAAAGTCGGGAGATCACCTACTTGCAGGAACTGAAGCTGTGGGAATATTCATCCCTACCCTGGGGAGCCAATGATCAGACCCCCCTTGTAGAAATGAAAGGATGGACACTACCCGATCAGTTAAAACGACTGAGCGCGATGACGGACAAAATATCCAACGCCCTGAAGAGCGGAGATTACACCGACGAAAGGGCACACCAACTAGAATACCAATTACAAGTTTTGACAAAGTCGTATACAGACATTATTGAATCACTCCAGCCGGAAGTTCCACCGGAGCCGAATCAGGTCAAAAGCGACATAGAGGCAATTTTTACTAAACATAAATTCTGAAATGGAACAAGCCGAATTACAAAAATTTCTCGATGAGAAGCTGGCAGGAATGCAGGCCATCATAGAGGAAAAAGATAAGCACTTCGACGAGTTGATGCAGAAGGCCATAGCGGAAGCGGCAGAACACGCCGACGAGTCTGGCAAGAAAATCAGCGACGAATTGAAGGGAGCGGTCACCAAAGAGATGGAGGACCGAGAGACCTTGCAGAAGCAGGTCGACGAGATTGAAATCGCTACGAAGAAAATCAGCGAATTCGGTCAGCGTCAGGAAAAATCATTCTTGGAGAACATGATAGACGGACTGAGTGCGGATGAAGGATTCAAGAAATTCCAGGCGACCAAGAAAGGGAACTTTGTATACAGTTTAACCGACCAGGAGAAAAGTGGAGGTTCATTCTTTCCACACCTTCTGACCAAGGTGGCGGATACCATGACACCGGCATCCAACTTATCGGGCCAGGTTACTCCGGTACAAAGACTCCAGGGAGTTCAGTACGATCCCGACAGAGCGAACCACATCCGAGAGATCATGAATGTGATCCCGGTAGGAACTGACACCGTTTACTACTTCACCGAGACGATGGATACCAACGCTACCCAAGTCACCGCCCCAGGCGCAGACAAAGGTCAGAGCGAGGTAACTATCACCCAGGCGAGTAAGACGGTAACCAAAATCAGTACCTACTTGCAGCTTGCCGAAGAAATGCTGGAAGACATCCCAGGCATGACGGCATACCTGACGGTCCGCTTTACCAAGAAGTTGAAAGTGAAGGAAGACCAGCAGATTCTATACGGGACCGGCGCCAGCAACCAGCTTGCAGGAATCACCCCGGTAGCGACTGCCTATGATGGAGACGAGATCTCTATGGCTTCCGTTCAGCAAATCGATGTACTTCGAGCCGCCATAGCGCAAGCACGAGTGGCCGAATACTTCCCAACATACATCTTGTTACACCCCAATGATGTACGGGACATCGACCTGTTGAAGCAAGGAACCGAGTTCGGATATATCCACCTTGGAATATTTGGAGCACGCCCAACCATAGGTGGAGTGCCAATATTGGAGACCACAGCCATCACGGAAGGCGACTTCCTTACTGGCGACTTCGGTCTAGGCGCTACGCTCTGGGACAGGAAGACAGCACAAGTTAAATTTTCAGACCAGGATCAGGATAACTTCATTAAGAACGTTATCACCGTGGTATTTGAAGAAAGACTTTGCCAGACTGTTGAAAGGCCTGGTGCTTTTGTGTATGGTTCATTTGCGTCTGCTCTCGCTTGCGGAAGCGGCTAAAATGTGCGAAAATTGGAATGGGAGCCTTCGGGCTTCCTTCCTTTTTTTTATATTTTGTTAGGGATTTTTGACCATATAGTTTGCCTGAACCTGGAGATCCGGCCAGACCGGAAAGCCCAGGCGATCGCGGAGTTTAGGCTGGTCGGCCTGCAAAACGTTGAATTTTTTCCAGCCTTTCTTGCGGGATATTCGGGATTCAATAAATCCCAGCGGGCGATTTTTCAGAAGTACGAAGGCAGCCTATTTGTATTCGAGGACGATGTTAAATTCATAAACAACATCCACGATGTGGACAGGATCCTAGAGGAACTGCCGGCGGATTGGGATGTGGTATATTTGGGCGCCAACCTGAAGAGCAACATCAAGAGATACTCAGAAAACCTTTATTTTTTGAAGGACGCCTGGACCACCCACGCCATAGGATACTCGGAGAAGATGGTCCGATGGCTAAAAGAAAATTATGACGGGACCACGATCTACGACGAGTGGCTCCGAGTTTACGTCCAGCCAGAAAAGAAATGTTTTATCACCGCCCCCATGCTGGCAACCCAGCGCGACGGATTCTCTAATATCATGGGGCGCGATACCAGCTATAATTTAGAGGAAAGATGCCGACCCCGGTACGCGACATGAACAGCCTGAAAGACACCCACCACGGAGAGACAGCCTACATCATAGGCAAGGGACCAAGCCTGAAGAAGCTAACACCCTTCGATTTTGGCGCCGGATTTTTAATCGTTTTATATGAGGCATTATCGAAGATCCGCGAATTGAAACTACCGAACACGACCTACTCGATGCAGAAAGACGAGGTGCGAATAGAGCCAAGATGGGATGAGATTTTATTACTTCATTCCTGGGAATCGGCGAAGACCAAACACCCACACCAGCCCCAATACATCTGGAACAATAACGACCTCGGATTAGATGAAGGAAACATGAATGCGGGCTTCTCACTACAATCGGCAATCAGGATAGCGGAATTTTTCGGAGCCAAGGACATCACCCTTTATGGATTCGACGCCCACACCGGAGGGAGCATGGAAACAATGGGAGATCGAGACTTTGAGGATCACTACCGGAAGCAGATCCGCGGAATGCAGAATTTTGAAATTAACGTACCACACAGATATGGATCACATTTATAACGCCATCGCTGGCTGGTTTAATTTCGAGCAGCTATACACCCAGGCAGTAAGCGAGGCCCAGGATGGCTCAGTATTCGTTGAGATAGGCTGCTGGCTTGGGAAGAGCACCGGATTTATGGCAGTGGAAATTATAAACTCAGGGAAGAAAATAGAATTTTATGCCGTGGACTCCCACAACCAGGACGGAGGATCCATCGCCGACGACGCCTCCTACCAGGAATTTGTAAAAAACATGGCCCCGGTGAAGGATGCGGTAAACATCATCCGAAAGAAATCGACAGATTTCAGCCTACCATTTGCGGACTTTGTGTACATTGACGGCGACCATTCCTATGAGGGAGTGACTGCAGACATAGAGCATTGGATGCCGAAGATCCGGGAAGGAGGGATCCTGGCGGGTCATGATTTCGATAGAATGGACGTGAGAAAAGCGGTACACGGAATAATCGACAACAACAGAATCAAGCAAAAAAAGAACACCTGGATTGTAAGAATGTGAAAATTTTAGTCGACGTACACGGTTACCCACCCTTCCATAACGCCGGAGCCGAATGGATGATGCATGCCATTTTAAAGTATTTGAAAGACTACCACCAGATAATAGTGCGCCTAAATTTCAACTCCTATCTGGGCAGGATCAAGGGAGAACAGTACGAATTCGAGGGAGTGACAGTCAAGGACGACACCGAAAATTTTAATTTCTACGGATGGGCAGATTTAGTTTTCACTCACCTGGACAAGACCGGGAAGGCATACAATGAATGCCGCAAACACGGCAAGCCCCTTGTTCATATTGTTCATAACCACCACGCCAATGTGGTGATGGAGAGGATGAACCAGGTCCGGCAATACGCGGTATACAACACGGCCTGGGTCCGGGCAGAGCGGGAGCCGGTAAATGGAGTTGTTTCTAACAGCATAACAGTACACCCCCCAGTTTTTCCGAAAGATTTTGAGTGCGAGAAGATCAACAACTACACCACCCTGATAGGACTGAGCAAAAACAAAGGCGGAGACTTCCTGATCAAACTAGCCCAGGCGAATCCGATGCGAAGATTCATGGGAGTAATGGGCAACTACGCCACCCAGATAATGGAGCCAACCCAGAAGAACATCCGATACCTTTTGAACACCCCGGAGATAACCAACGTGGTATACCGCAGGACAAGAGTGCTGATCATGCCATCCAATTATGAGAGCTACGGAAGGACAGCCATCGAGGCCATATCTTCTGGCATTCCGGTAATTTGCACCCCCACCCCAGGACTAACCGAGGCACTGGAAGATGCCGCCATCTACTGCCAGCGAGATGTAGGAGAATACACCGAGGCGCTGAAGTTCCTGGACAACCCGGTGAACTATAAGAAAGCCAGCGAAGCGGGAATCAAGAGAGCGAAGGAATTAAACCCAGAAAGAGAACTGAAGGAGTTAAACAATTTCATAAACCAAATACATCATGAAAGTACTAATCCTTAAAACACACGCCCCAGAGGTGGGCCAGGACCTACACCTCAGAGGAACAACAACAGACCTGCCCGACAAGGAGGCAGAGATGAAAATGAAAACAGCCGAGGAAGGCGGACCATTAGGAGGACCCCTGGTCCGAGGCTTGGGAGCCAGCATGAAGGTTGAAGACAAGGTCCGCCAGCTGGACAAAAAGGGATGGCAGGCCCTATACGAAGAGAAACTCGGAGCGGCCCCGGACAGCAAACTGACTATCGCCAAGCTGACGGAGGCCATCGAAGCAGCAGAAAAAAAGTAGGAGCGGCAATCGGGATATCCGGGAAACCGAAGAAAGTGCCGCGACTCTCAGTGAAAGTTATTAAATTAGATCCGAGATGACACAACTTTACACCCCATACCAGGGAGAGAATATAGGCCTGGATTTTTCAGCCACCGACCCCCCATCGGAGTTAGTGAGCAGCCAGGATGTGGTCGACAGAATGGACCTGGTGGATACCGAAGACGAGGAAATACTCGCATCCCAGATAAAAGCCGTTCGCGTTTTTTTGGAGGCCTTCACCGGGATGACACTCTGCAAGGCCAAGACGATAACGGCCTATTGGAGAGGACACGCATACCGGCTGCCGCTGCCATTTTCGCCCATTACCAGCGTTACATCGGTGACCAGGATCTACGGAGAGACCGGAGCGGAGACGCTGCTGACAGTTTCCACCGACTACTGGGTAGAGGGAGTTAAGGAGAAATCGGTACATTTCAATTCCGTCCAGGCGGGATACGGAGTGAAGGTTATTTACATCGCGGGACTGACAGATCCGGCGACAATCGAACTGGTCCGAGACGCGATCTTATCAGAGGTTACCTATTGGTACCAGAACAAGATCGATGAGGACGACTTTAACTACGACATAGGCAGAATCGCCAAAAAGAAACTTCTACACTTCAGGCAATGGTAACACTTGCGGCCGGAGCGGAAATGAAGAAGACCATGCGCCAACTGGACAAATGGGCAGAGAAGAAGAAGCGCCAGGTACGCCTGGAAGTGGAGCGCTCCGCCGTCCGGATGGAGGGAGACATGGCAAGAAACGCCCCGGTATTTGAAGGGACCCTGAGAAGCTCAATCAAGATAACCCGGAGGGATAAGGGATTCACTGCGCTGGTAGGATCAATATTAAAATATGCCCTATCTATAGAATATGGAATGCGGCCAGGAGTAGTATTTTTACCCTGGACATACGGACCACTTCGAAGATGGGTAGAGAAAGTACTGGGAGTGAGGGGAAAGAGAACGAGCCAGGTTACATTTTTTGTAGCAAGAAAAATATTTAAAAAAGGATTCCCAGCACACCCATTTATGAGGCCAGCATTTAGGAAGGAAAAGCCGAAATTTCAACGAGCCATTTTTAAAATAATGAAAGCAGCATGAAAGACCCAACCCAGAGTATCATCGACGCATTGTATACACTGTTTAATGGCAACATTACCTACAACAGCAAGTCGGTAAAAGTATTCAAGGACCAGCCCACCAACAGCAAGGCCGGAATTGTGAAAGGCAAATTGTACCACTACATTCTACTTGAAAATGTGGACGACACCGAACTGGGAGCCAACGCCGACAACCATGTACACGATGCCACGGTCGACATTGAAGTAGTTGTAGGATTCCCGGGGATAGGATCCAAGGCAGTGGTAAACAGCATCACCGATGACGCCATGCGACTGCTTCCTGCCAAGGGAGCCGGCCTGAGTTTAGGCGCCGACTTTTCAAATATTATATTCGAATTGGAAAACACGGTGAACCTTGAAGAGCGAGGAACACACAAAGTAGTGAGAAAAATTATTACCTTTAGACTAGAGATTGATGAAACCTAAAATTTAAAAGCAATGTCAGGAGAAAACGGAACCAATATCGGTTTTAAAATTAATGGAGAAGTAATCCTCGGCAAGATAAACTCAGGTTTATCCAGCACGAGAGACGAGATCGAATTATCCGACGCCGACGACGGAGCAGATGCAGTCTACACGATGGGAAGGAAGCGCCGAGAGATTACCGGAGAATTTAATCTGGTGACAACCGGCAACAATGACCTGAACGATTTGTGGACAGAGCATGATGAAGCCGTACCGACAGCAATACCATTCGTGTATGGAGGACTCGACAGCTGCGACTTGATTCTTTCGG